TTCAAATCAGGTAAAACAGAACGTGCCAACCTGGCAGATGAAATCAATAATGCCTTTACGGCTCGTAGTGCCACCACACGTTCAATGACCAAGACCACCATTGATCCAGCATTGGAAAGTGTGGCGTCAACAGTCAAGCCACGTAGATTTAAAAAATAAAAGACAAGGCTACTCCGCCTTTATATCACTCCCTGGGTAGTGAGTCTAAAACCCAGATCTTATAAGGAAATGAAATGAAGAAAACCACAAAACCAGAAGTGGATGTTTGGAACGATGTCGCTGATGAAACTCCACCACCTTACGCAGTTGAACCAGAGATCTTGGATGACGTTGAAGTTGTCGCCACAGTTGATGATCTAAAACCCCCACGTTTAGAATACAGTTTGGCAGGCCTAAAGTCTGACTTTCCCACAGCACTGGAACTTGAGAAGTTTGTCTTTGATGAAACACACGTAAGTTTAAAACTCAAAGGCATTGATCCAGAAAAGAAATATGAAATTGCCATGGCAGTGCTCAATGGTGATGACATTGATCCAAGATACATCACTGGCACCAATCCTTATGTGGACAACAATGATCTAATCCCTGAAGATCCACTTAAACCAATCCCCCGTCGTGATCCAAGATTGCCCAACAAGCCGCCAATGAACATCTTTCACGACTTTGCCATTCCCCACCCTGACAAGAATATGCGAGCCCTGGATGGCAAGGTCATCTGTATGTTTAAAACCTACGATGATGGCAGCATCAGTTATGAAATCATGGGTCCACTAGAAAAGCAGACCTACGGTGAGAAAGTGGACAAGTATGGTCGTCCACGTCCTGAAAAATATATTTGGATTGATCCACGCACTGGTGAGCAGGGTGTTCGTTATGCCAACGGTGAATATACTTCAATGGGCAAACGTCTACGCACACTCATGGAAAGCAAACGTGTCAATCGTACACAGAGTTTTTGGTCAACCTGGATTGATAGAGACTTTACACAGTTCAACCAAGGCGCCATTGACAATCCCTGGGATAATTAATGAATTATCTTACGGGAAGTTTACCACCCGTACGCTGTTTTGTTCGTCGTGAGTTTTTGTATGATCATCATCAAGGCCACGGCGAGTTAGAACCCTGCGTTTGGGTCAGCCTAAAAGCCATACGTGGTCAGGTATTTCGCATTGAAAGCCTGCTGCCACAGTATGGAGCACTCTACGACAAACTGCCACTACATGCCTATGTATGGCAACAGTCAGACCTGCCACAACTGCCCATAGATCAACTACAGCTCTGGGACTGTATGAGCTATACTTTTACCATACACGAAAAGACAGCACTGCGTAATCTGGGTGTCAAGTTTTATGGCAAGGACAGGGGGTGGCACTACGGACATTATATGTTCACTGTGGACTTCTGTGCTGATGGTATGACGGTGGACACCACATTCACAGAAACCGCAGACGAACACAAGAGTTTCAACTTCATCAAGTTAGACAATGGACAGTTTGCCACACAGCCCAACAATCGTTGTATATGGTATGATCAGAGTCTGATACCCGCAGAGGTCAAGACTCCAGACTTTCGTGTGGCCACCAAGACGTACAGTGTTGATGGTAGCCGCAAATGGAGTGCTGGTGAGGATTGGTTCTATGACATCAAGGAACGTGTATGACAGACACCAACAAAACATTTGAACGACAAGTACTGGACACCAGAATACTACAAAAAGTCAATGGCGCACACCGTGAGGCCTTTTTAGAGAAGTTCCCTGGACAGACAGAACACATACTACGACTAATCACTGAACGCCTACACCTTGGCTTGGACAAGCGTGATGGTGTACGTGCCAATGATCCCAACACTTGGATACTCACTGCTGATGAAATCGCTCAACTGGCTGTGGCTATGAACCAAATAAACCAAATAAGGCTGAGCCTAAAAGATCACCGTACTGATTGACATTTTGCTAAATAGATAATATAATAAACAGCGGGGTGAGAGTCCCCGCACTCATATAACTGCTACAAAGGAAACAAATGAGTTATAAAATCATACAGGGCGACAATAGGAAAACCCTTAAAACTATTCCAGATGCGAGCATAGACGCCATAGTCACAGACCCACCCTATGGCATAGACTTTTTAGGCAAAGCCTGGGATGCCAACACTGGGGCTTTGGAGACTTACCAAGAGTGCTTGAGAGTGCTCAAGCCTGGAGGACACATATTGGCGTTTAGTGCGGCTCGTACATACCACCACCTTGCTGTGACATTGGAACAGGCAGGCTTTGAGATCCGTGATCAGATTATGTGGATCTATTCAAGTGGATTTCCCAAAAGTCAGGATGTTGGTCGCCAACTACACAAAAAGGCCAACGGCAAGCCAGACAAACAACGCTATAGTAAAGATCAAATGATCAAAGAAGGCGACCTCTATCGTCATCCTGACACTGATAAGTTATATCGCATCCTACCTGATATCAACGGAGATAGATTGGAAAAGAGTCACGAAGGTGAGGGCTATGGTTATATCTTTGAAGAGATTATTACTATAGACAATGCGTGGAGTGGTTGGGGCACAGCACTGAAGCCAGCACACGAACCCATAGCCCTGGCTCGCAAGCCTATTAAACTAAGTATAGCCCGCAACTGCCAAGTTCACGGTGTTGGTGCCCTAAACATTGATGCCACTCGTGTGCCTTATGAGAGTCAAGCAGATAAGAATGCCATTGATCACAAAGTTCCCACTGCGGCCTGGTCTGGACATACTATACAAGTAGATAGTTATGAAAAGGGTGAGTTTGTCAAAGTTGAAACCAACGAGTTGGGCCGCTTCCCCAGCAATGTCATAGGTGAGATCCCAGACTATCAAAAGTATTTCTACTGCCCCAAAGTTTCGCGTAAGGAAAGACATATTGGACACGAAATGCCACCAGCAATGTTTGGAGATGTAGAAGGTGCGTATGGCCCAGATGGCAACAGAATGGCAGTAGGTTTAGATGCTCGCACAGGCAATGTAGGCAACAACCACCCCACGGTCAAGCCCATTGAACTAATGAAGTATTTGATCAAACTCATCACCCCACCAGGTGGTACAGTACTGGATCCTTTCAACGGTTCAGGATCAACAGGCTGTGCCGCAGTAGAGTTGGGCTTCAACTACATTGGCTGTGAGTTAGACCCAGCCTATGTGGAGATTGCCAATAAAAGGATTGAGGCCTGGCTCCAGCAGTCAGACCCAAATAATAAGTTAGTGGCCACAGGATTGTTTAATGTTCAACAATGACTATGATCCCTATGATCATCTTATGTTCGTCTCTGGCAAAACACAACAGAACGAACAGAACCTTGATGATTTAAGTGGTAAAGTTGCTGAACTCTGTTTGCTGGTTGAAAGTATGGCAGAGCAAATGAATCATTTAACTGCGGCTGTAGTTGGACTACAAAAGATCAATAAAATCTTACAACCACATCTTGAACGTTTGAAGGATCAACAATGATTGACACCAACGTGCTGATGCGCCGTGCTGTTCGTTATATCTGTGATCAACACAACCTCAAACCAGACAGCCTAAAACTGTTTGATACCTACACACGACAAAAGTTCATGGACTTGGCCATTGCTGTACGCGATGACATGGAGTTCAATCAACTGAAATATTTTAGACCATTTGATCACCAATTTAAGTTCTTTAACACAGGAGACAGTCCACGTAGAGGCATATTAGCTGCCAACCGTATTGGCAAAACTGTTTCTACTTGTTATGAAACTGCCTATCACTTGACTGGACAATATCCCAAGTGGTGGACTGGCAAGCGATTTTCTAAACCCATAACTGCTTTTGTAGCTGGTGAAGGGTGGGAACAGGTTGCTCGTGTTCTACAAGATGAACTCATTGGCACCAAAGATATTAAAATCAAAGACCAGATAGGCACTGGCGCCATACCCAGAGAGTGTATCAACATAGAAACCATGCGCTGTGATGGTGCCAACGTCATTGGCGTTGAAATACGACATGTGTCAGGTGCCAACAGCTATCTATTATTTGGAAACTACACACAGGAAGTTAGAAACCTTCAAGGATTTCGTCTTGATCTGGTGGTCTTTGACGAGCAGCCACCAGACCCTGTGTTTTCAGAACTTGTAACACGTACTGCCACCACACAAGGACAGGTGCTGTGTTCATTTACTCCACTGAAAGGTTTGAACGGATTGGTTAGTAAGTTTTGGTATGAAGAAGATGGTTATGAACACGTTAGAGTCACCTGGGATGATGTGCCTGAATATGATCCCTGGGGTGAACCATTTCTACTATTTGAAACACGCCGTCAACTTGAACGTGATTATCTGCCACACGAACGTGAAGCACGTATCGCAGGTGTTCCAGTCATGGGTCAAGGTGCTGTATTCCAAATAAGAAACTGGCCAACCTACAAAACTGGTGAGTTTGATTTCAAGTCAATGAACAACATTGAACGCATATTGGCACTTGACCTTGGTTTGGTCAAAGACAAAACTGTGATCAGTTTGTTGTACTGGAATCCCAAAGAAAGTGAAGCCTGGCTACACAGTCAAATCTGTGTCAAAGGCACTGAAGAAGCCGCTCCTGTAAACTGGATACAACATCTAATGCGTCCAGAAGTATTTGGTTGTCCAATCTTACTGCCCAGTGATGCCAACACAGCAGGCCGTTATACCATGAGTGCTCTGTCATTGAGGCAGATGTTTGAACAATATGAACTCAACGTGCTGGCACAGCCCGCTATGAATCCACCTGACAGTGAAGGCAAGATAACTAATCATAAAAGTTTTGGTGTCAACGTAATGCGTCAAATGCTAGAACTAGGAACATTACATGTCAATGAAAACTGTGTGGAGTTTTTGCGTGAAGCCAAGAACTATTTTGTAGATGAACGAGGAAGATTTAGTGATCCTGATGACTGTATTGATAGTGCTAGGTATGCTATACTTGGTGCCCTCAATGGATGGACAGAGCCCTATGATCACAAAACTCCACAACAGCGTATGGCAGAAGCAAGAATGATGATTCAAAATGCCAAAGCTCGCAAAGATTCCAACAAATTAGATTGGAAGAAAACATTTAATCCAGTGGGCTAAAATTGCTTATCAACTACATCAACGGCTGATATAACAGCCTAATAATAAAAATATATAAATAAAAGCAACCTATTTAGGAATTCCCAC